TAAGTCACCCCACCGGTAGACCCGGCAAGGGTGTGTGTCGCCCGCAGATAGCGGTTGACGGTCGTTGCCGCAGCCACAACCACACGCTCCTGGGAGGTGATGGTCGTAGCCACGCCAGCGAAGGTGACAAGATCGGCCCACGTCGAGTTGTCCGCAGAGTGCTGGACCTTGATCGTCGTGGTGCCGTCATGCGTGTTCGTAATCAGATGAAGGTGAGCCACGCCACCGTTCGAGGATGACGTGCTGTTGTCCTGGGAAGTGCCATCGCCAGTGGCCGTCACAGCGTTCAAGCCGACCAGGCAGATGCCGTGGTCAATGCCGCCGTCCGCCTGCAACTCAACCGAGGCACTAACCACGTCGCCAACTGGGGCCGAGATGTCGTAGCTCGTCTGGTCAACCTTCGCCATGATCGACCGGTTGCCAGCGGTGAACCCGCCGAGGCCGACCGTGGTCACGGCGTCGTCAACTCCGAGAGCAGCCGCCATGATCGGGTCAATCGCCCCGGCGTCCCCGTCGAACATGCCGGACAGGGAAATCGTGCCGTCCTTGAGACCCGTGATGTAGGTCTTAGCGCTGTTGCTGAACGTCGTGGTCTCGGCGGTCTCCACCGTCGAGTTACTCGAAGCGTCGTTCAGATAGACCCCGAGGTTCGTTGCGTTGAACAGGACGCCCGTGGACTTGCCGTGCAAGAACGCCATCAGCCCTTACCTCCAAATGAAACAGGACTCGGAGCCGGGGTGGGGGCAGCGGGCTTCTTCTCCTCCGCCACCGCCGTGATGATGCCCTGCTCCTTGAGCCACTTGATTGAACTCGACGGAAGCTCCGACGCGTCAACCACGTCGCCAGCCTCTGCTCGCTTATCGGGCGGGAAGTTGATCCCCACGTTGACCTGATACTTCATCGGCGCTGCTCCTGGGCACGCCAAAGTGGACTCGTGGGGCAAGGCCACAATGGGCACGACGGGCAGCCAGACAAGCCACTAGGGCACTTGCGTCACAGGGTACGGCCTGCAACGCAACCAATCAAGAGTGCTGGTTGCGTGCTTTGCACCGAGGACACACAATCGCCCACGGTTTCGTAAGCAACTCAGCCAGCAGCCGGTTGCAACGCCAGCAGCGGACAAGCTCCTCCGTCGAAGGGGCCTGCCCGTACACGTCCGGCGTCATGTCACAGCACGGATCACATAGAAGTTCGTGGAGAACCAAACGTACGTTCGGTCACGGTCATACACCGCTGGACTCGCCACGGGCTCGATGCGCTGGTAGAGGTTGCCGTTGATTGTCTGGTTAGCAACTTGGGCAAGCAGCCGCCAGATGTCGTTCGCCAGGGACCTCCCCGTCGCATACGACCGGTTGCGGATGATGACTTGGATGCCTGGCCGTTCGAGCTTCGGGAGGTTCGACGCCCCGTGTGTGAACAACGGGCTCATCCCGCTGTCCTCAATGATCGCCACCACGTCATCTGGCGTCTCGGGCAGCATCGACAGATACAGGGTTGACCCCAGCGTCAAGCTGGTGTTCGCATCCACATACGCACCGATGTCCTCAAGGAGCCCCACTACTTCCGCCCCTTGTAAACCGCTCGGAGAAGCTCCGCCACGAACTCATGGGCCGACCCCGCACGCTCGTTGAACGGAATCGACAAGTACTTGTTCTTACCCTGGCCGACCCACGGAGGGGCCTCGTGGACCTTGGCGGCGTAGTCAATAGCCCCACCGCCATAGCCAAGCTGAACTCGGATAGCGTTCTTCGTGACCTCGGGAGGCAGAACCGTGCCGCTGTTCCGCAGATTGCCCGTGATGACCGGCACGTAGTTCTGCTTGCTATCCGTCATGATCTGCTCGGCAATACGAACAAGGCCGCCAGCGACCTCGGCAATCGTGAGAGCCTCGAACTCAGGGAACCGGTTGTCCACCCTGACCGACACGTTGAGCCTCATCGGACCGTGACCACCGTGTGCTCCAGCCCTGCAACCACCGTGTACTTCTCAATCGAGATGATCTCGGGCACAGTGCCGTCTGGGAGGGTGATCTTGTCGCGGATGCCGATGTTCGTGTCGTTCACATACAACTTGACAGGCACGGCCTCAAGGTTCGTGTCCTTGGTGTACTCAAGGGTGAGCCCCGCCTCGACATACGCCTTCGCCGTACGAGTGGCACCCTGAGCGTTCTCGCCGTAGTTGTTCTTCGACGTGAAGGCGGCAATCGTCACCGTATGAGGCATGAACTCAACAAGCTGCCGGTCGAGAGCCATTAGCGCCCCGTCCGGTACACGAACGACGCATCGTCGTCAGCCGGGTAAACCCGCTCGTTGTCGTGAATACCCTTGCGGGAGAAGGTGGACTCACGGTCCGTGTTCTCCTCCACCGCCTCTTTGTCCGACCGGGTGTAACCCGAGATGTACAAGGCCACCGGGAAGATACGAGCCTCGGTCTCCAGCCGGTCCGCAAGCTCCAGATACTGGCGGTACTTCGCAGCGAAGTCAGCCGACAGCCCGCCAACGGACCTCGACATCTGCCTGGCGAACTTAGCTGCCACCGCCCGGCACGCCTCCGCAGCAGCATAGTAAGCCGTGCCCTCGGTCGTGATGAGCCATGAAAGCTCCTCGTTCGAGAGCAACTGATCGGTCGTATCCGTGTCGCCCATGAGGAAGCGCACGGCATCAAGAGTGCTGTTGGCAGGGTTACCGGAATACGTCCACGTCACGGGGCAAGCTCCTAATCGAACTGCTCCGTATGGTACGCCCCTATGCGCTAGCCGTGAAGGGCAGCAATGAAGCTACGCCTTCTTGGAACTCGCCACGCGCTTCTTCTCAGGGACAACCGCTTCCTGCTCCTCAGACAACTCCAGCATCCGCCGACCATCCACACCGGCCTCCGGCACAGGAGCGCCATACGGGAGAGGAGCAAGGTAACGCAACTCAACAAGCTGGGCTCGATGAGACCACCCCGTCGCGTCAACAACTTCGCCACGGACATACCGGGACTCGCCTTCGCCACTGAACGGACGAAGCACGACGAAGTAATCCACAGGAGGGCTCACTGCTGCAATAAGAGGGTCAACTGCCATGCCGGACACCTTACACCAAAAGCACAACGCCGGGCACAAGGCCCGGCGCTGAACTCAGGTAGCGACACCTATCAGGTAACGTCAACCCACAGGTACGTGAACGTGGCCTCAGCCTGGTCAATCGGAGCCGCCGAAGCGTTCACGGCATACACCGTGACCGTGTTCGCCCCGGTGACAGCCGCACCAGCGAACGCAAGCCCCGTCGTAAGGGCCGGAGGGTTGACCACGATCACATCGCCAACTGCCGCCCCGGTCACCGTGAAGGTGCCCGAACCAGTCTCGCCGTTCGTGATCGAAGCAAGGTCAACTGAACCCGTGCCCTTCGTTACCTTCTTGATGACCGTGCCACCGCCGACCGCAAGCGTGCCGACCGTAGCGTCACCCGTCACCGAAGCATCATCGCCAACAACAAGGTCATCGGAGATGGTGATGTCCTGAGCGTCGATGTGCAGAGCACCGACGAGAGCCTTACCTCGGGTAAGACGGTTCATGATGGCCTCCTATCAGGCAACGCAAGCGGAGAAGAAGTACCCAAGGTCCGTGGCGACCACCTTGAAGTCCCACGCCATCTGAGCCTCGATGCGGTCCGCACGAAGCTCCGGCATACGGAACCGGGTGATACCCACGTTCTGGCCCATGCCGTCCGACACGCCTCGCCACACGAACTGGTAGCCAGCCGTGGGGGTGAGAAGGCCGGGCGACGGAGCGACGTAGTACAGAGCAGCGTTCTTGCCAGCAATCGTGGCGAAGCTGTCCGCCGCACCTTCCGCACCCGTGTTCTTGATCGCACGGGAGACAAGGATGCGGTCCACGCCGAACAGACGGGCAAGGATGCCCTCAGCCGGGACCTCGGACGACGTGTACTTGATGCGGTCCACGATGTCCGGGTGGTGCCGAAGCTGACGGAACACGTCATAGCCCATGACCAGCGTGTTCGGCATGAGGCCGGTGCTGGTAAGGATCGTGGACTTAGCGTTCTCGATGTCCGTGATCGGGTCCGACGAGGTGTAGTTCGACCACTGCGTGAAGTCCACGCCGCCAGTCTTGTCAGTCGCCCAGACGCCGGTCGTGAAGTACGTCGAAGTCCAGTCAAGCTCCTGGCGGAGAAGCATCCGCTGGGTCACGAACACCGTCGCGTCCCGGTCAGGGTTGATCGGGGAGTCAGCGTTCGCACGGACCTGATCGTCAACGTCCTTGTGGAAAGCCCACACGTCGGTCGAGTAGGTGTCAGTGGCAAGCGTGTAACCCGAACCAGCGGACTCGGTACCCGGCGCACGAAGCTGCGCTTCGTCACGGAACCAAACCCCCTTGTCGTACTTGTAGTACTTGTCGGACGACTTCTCGACCGGCAGGCTCGGGAACACCCGGTTGGCGATGTAAACGCCAGCTTCCTGCATGTAGGCGACACTGATGTTCGTCAGGATCGCATCAACATGGACATCGGATGAAGTGGGCTGAGGCATGTCTTACTCCTACTCAGGCTGCCCGGTGCGGGTTAGCACAGTTGACAAGGGCGGTGCCGATGACAGCGGCAGCGCCGGTCTCGGTAAGCATCTGGCCGACCACGTACTCCGTGGTGTCAGTGCCAGGGGTCTTAGCGTCGGCCTGGCCGTCCGCCGAGGTACCGATGAGGGTGCCCTCGGTGAGAGCCGCATCCGACGAAATCTTCGTGACACCAATCACGACGATCTCGCACGTCTGACCAGCAGCAGTCGGCTTGTTCTGAAGAACGCCGACCGGTCGGTCAGTCGCCCCAGTGCAAGCCGCAGCGTCGCCGCTGGAGTCAACCTTCACGAAGTGGTACTGCTTGGCCGAAAGGTCCGCAGCAGCCTTCAACGTGATCTTCAGTGGCTGAGAAGCTTCGTAAGCCATGTTCAGTTACCTCGCAGGTAGTTGTGGTAGAGCGAAGGGTCAAGCTCGACCGCCTTGGCGATGGCCTGCTCCTTGGTCAGATCGGGGAACTGGGCCTGAATCCGGCCAGCAGCCTTGGCAATCTCATCCCCACCAAGGTCCGTGTGCGACTTGCCGACCTCCTCGAACAGCCCGCTCTCAGCAAGAGCAGTGTTCGCAGCGTGGAGGACACCAAGCAGCGTCTCAAAGGCCGAACCGTCAAGGGACTCAGCCGCCGACTTGAGAATCGGGCCGAACCGCTCCGGGTCAACCGGGAGGAAATCAAACTCGGCCGCCTTGGAAACGAACTCACGCTCAAGGCGATGGTTCCGCTCCGCCTTGGCGACACGCTCGGCCGTCGCGGCACGCTCCTCGGCGCTCTTGACGATCTCGACCAGACGAGGGTCAGCCGACTTGAAGATGGACTCAAGGTCATCCGTCTGCGCCGGGCGCTCGTCAAGCTTGCCGATGAGATCGCTCATCTC